AGACTCTGACTTAGATACAATTAAATCACTACATCTTACGATTGATTTTTCTTTAGATGCTAATTTACTTCTTCTTATAGCAACCGTTAAAACTGCATCACCACTTGATTTTGATAATCCTTTGATTACTACAGACTTACCATTTGTTGCAACTTCAACCATTGGATCACGAAGTGTCTCAACAAATCCAAGATCTGATGTTGTATCAATCTCCAAAGTATAGTTTGATGTTGTAAATGGTTCAAAGAACAAGTCATCAGTGCTTAGACCTGTTATGTCAGATATGTTAAATGTTATCTGACTGCCTGAATAATTTGATTTTGTTATCTGCTTTCTGATAATATATGAACTATCTAATACGTTCATTGATGAAACAAAATCATCTGCTAACTTAACTCTAAAACCAGGATCATCTGCTTCGTGTAATGTTGGAAGCACAACATTCAAACCAGATATTGTAGCATTGTTCACACTACCATCGCAAACATTAGTTACATCTGCAACTGCTGCAAGGCCTACAGTGTTCTGAGCAACTGATGTAACTCTATTAAATGTAGGATCATTTTGACCTGCTGTTCCATATGAAACAATGTCGCCAACCTTTAATTGACTTCTAAAATCAGCAACTTGAGGAGACTTTAGTGTATTACCACCGCTTATAGTAAATTCAATACTTTCAGCAAATGCTTTTTTTGTATCACTTAAAACTGTATTTGCAGCAAATGTTGTAGTTGCACCACCAACACTAGCAGCATCTTGAATTGATTTTATATCCTCAAAACTATTATCTACAATTGTTGTGATATTATTTCCCAATTCAATACCATTAATAATTAAAGGTTCATTAATCTGAAATTCTCCAATAACATCACGAAGAGTTACATCACTTACATTTGTTTGAGCACCAAAAGCAGCGTATCCCACCGCACCACTATACTTACCCTTTACATGAGCATCTACTCCGTGTGATAATGCAGTTGCAACACCCACAACCGTATATAACTGCATATCATAAAATTTTAAATCAAAAGTTGTAACAGCTATTCCTGTTGAGGTTTTTTGAGAGTAATCATATGCTCTTACATCACCTATGACTTTTGCAGCACTATCCTTGCCTTTGTTTGAAAGTAATCTTCTATCTAATAATTTTAGTGGTGTTGCAGTAAAACCAATAGGTGGAGAACCAAGAATATTTGTAATCTCCATTGATTTTCCAATTCTTACTGGAACGCTTATATTTTCCTCTAATTTAGTTGTTCTTGGTTTCGGGGCATCAATAGACGTTGATCCATCTTTATTGACCTCATAACCCCTTACATACGCCTTTCCTGAAGAAACCTGAAGAGTAACAATATTATCTGAAGGTGTATTTCCGTTTTGAGTTTGTTGACTATCAAAATATATACCTCTATTTCCAACTCTGTCATTTAAAGATTCTTTAACATCTATAGAAAAAGGTCTTACGTAGTAATCTCCAGATTCATCACGAGTTCTTCTTGCTAGTTCCTCTGCAAAGATATTGTACTCAGTTCTATTAACTATTTCTTTAATAGAACCATTTTCAACTCTTAATAATTCAACAAAATCTTTATCATTAATGTCAGTTAAAGATTTTTTATGAGGAGTTAGAGAAATTTTTAATCTATCTGCACCTGGTGCTGCTTCGTTTGAAAAACCTAGAGCATTATCATATAAATCAGAGTTAGTTGAGGATGCACTTATCTTTTCTTCTTTTATTAAAAAACCAACTCTATAACTTGGAGAGTTGCTATATTGATCTAAAATAACTGTTGATGCGATTGTTTTTACAAAAAATCCACGAACAAAATAAACACCTTCATTTATAGAAAAGGAGGAACCAGTTGAGGTTGCATTTGAAACTATACATCTTGCAAATTGACTATTTGCTGCGATACTTGTGTTTAAAAAAGTAATTCCAGAAAGAGTTATTAAATTTTCACCATCTATAAATGTTTTTGCAATTCCATCTGATCCAGATTTTGAGTATTTTACATATAAAGTATCAAATCCGTCAACAGATTCTGGTGCGGTTAATCTATTAACTACTGTTGCCTCTACACCAGATGTTTCTCCTTTTATCTTTATTTTATTATCTGCTAAAAATTTTGTGTAACTATTGACTGGTATGTTTAAGAAATTTGGATCAATTTTTACTGAAAAATAACTAGGATCATAGAAAGTTCCGCCAGGTATAACCATTGAACCTTCTTTGAAAAAGTGTCTTCCAAACTTTTCAACTTGATTTTGTAATATTGATTGGAGTGTTGTTAATTCTCTTGCTTGAACTGGAAAACCAGGTTTAAACAATACCTTATGATAATTTTTATTCTCATTAAAATCATCAAAATATGGAGAAACGTTTAAATTAGTATTTTGTGGCATCTTAGAACTCGATTACGATTTTTACTTCTTCCTTTTGTGAAGCTGTCCTTGTTACTGGTGCTCTGTTATCAATATATATTATCTCACCAGAATATTTTTTAACTTCTGGATCAGAAACCCCATTAGTGAAATTTTGACCTAGAGCTACGTCTCTTTGACCAACACTAACTGATTCACCATTGAATCCACTATCAACAACTAAATTATCTACACTTTGACCAGGAACTATATGTGTAGCACCTGTTATAGGTGTATTTGTCTGGACTCCTACAAAATTTTTAAGTTCATAACCATAAACAGAGAGAGTTGAAAAACCAACTGGTTGGTAATATCTTAGAACCCCAGTAGTTGAGTCCCAAGAGGCAACATATCCAACAGCAGTTCCAATACCTAAACTAGAATCACTTGAATTGTATTGTGTTATTCTGGCATTTGCCTCATAAACAACATTTGATAATTGAGTGCTTGATCCAGCTGGAACCTTTAATTTCAATGCACCTAAAGATGTTGCAGTCCTTTTATTTAGAACAGAAGTTCCACTTAAATCTGTTGGATCTTTAACTACACCAACACGAGAGAAGTCATTTCCAACAATGTAATCTGTTTTATCATTAACGTTATTTTCAAATTTAGAATATACCATTACTCTAAAAGCACCCAATTCACGATATATATCTCCACCATGACCTCCTTTAGGTGGTATTACTACTTCAAATTGTGGTTCATCATCATTCTCCCCCACTACTAATTTTTTTCCACCCCAAGTTCCATTTACAAATCTCACATAAGCATAAGTGTATCCAGATGAATTTGTATTTGATAACTTAATCTCAGAGACAACTCCGTTAGTAACTTTAACTGTAGCAAATCCTCCAGCTCCATCTCCAATTATAGGTATACCTGAAATATCACCATCAACACCATCAATAGTGGCAGTTCCTCTTCTTTTGATTACTATTGTTTCTAATTTACCATCCACTGCTGCATCTTTTATGGTCTTAGTAGAAACATCCCCCCATTTTTCTGGTAGAGGAATGTACGCAGTTGTTACAAATTTAACTATGTCTGCAGGTGCTATAGTATAAAGATATTTCCATTGATATCCATCACCAGTTGCAGTGTTGTCTGCTGCTGGAACTGTTGTTGATGTATGTGTTGGTTCAAACTTAGATACCTTTCCTTTTGGATTTTCTGGATCTGAACCATTATTAATACAAAGATATACTTTAAATTCTGAAGTTAGTATGTAATAATTTGAACCATATAAACCAGAAGTAGCAGTCTGAGATGTTCTATTTGTCGAACTGTAATTATTTTTATACATCTCATATATTGTTCCACTCTGCCAATTAATTCTAGGTATAACTCTTCTAACATCACTTGAAGTAATTTTTTTCAAAAACAATATACTATCGTGGTACCTGTTTTCCTGATTGAAATTGTCTATTGGATTTGGTGGGTCAGTTGTCCATCTGATATCCCCATAACCAATATCATCAGATATATTACCTGGTTTTGGGTGTCCTAAAAAAGTATAATAGTTATTTTTTCCAGTCGTACCAATACCCACAAAACTGTCTACAAAAGTTTCGGCATTTAATATACGGTATTGGTCAGTGATTATTGCGGGCATTGACTCTATGTTTTTTGATTATTTATACCTGTTATTAGTAAGTTGTTTTTACTGGTAAAGACCTGATCACTTGAGCAGACGTTTCTATGCCTGAAATGCCATTCTGATTAAAGAATTCAAATGACTTAGAATTGGTTCCTCTAGATACATTCACAGCACCCCAACTATAATTACCCACTCTAGATAAACCAAAGGTTGCAAAACCAACTGTATTAATACCAGAGATTGACTGTACATTTGAGAATACTCTTACAATAGATGATCCAACGCTCACTATGTGTTCAGCAAAGTATACGTTATCCACAAACTCAGTTCCCACACCAACTATTTGTGGGCCAGAAGATGTGGTTCTAATTCCAGTGACTCCACTTGTACTACTTCCAATAGAAGTATTTTGAATTACAAAGTAATCTCCAGTGGTAATACCAGTTTTTAATCTTTCTTTATTAGTTGGTGAACTAATATTGGCAGGAAAAATCGTGGAATCTGGTTTAAGTTCAAAGAATAAAGCAGGCCCAGTAGTATTAATACCAACAGCACTTGTTCCTATTCCAACTATATCACCATAGTCTCCCACATAAGTAGCATTTTTAATTTCTTCAACTTTAGGTGCTGTTGTTCCAATACCAGCAAGATTACCGACAATACTTATGTTATTCAATTTTGCTTCAACTCCATCAACAACCGAGAAAGCCCAAGAGTCTTTGATGTATACTTTAGTATCTGATGGTGATACTGATTTTATAATTCCTGAAGTTGGAAGTATTTTTGGTTCTAGATAATTTCTCTCTTTTGATATTCTTAGTCCATCTATTGTCATATCTTCTGTTTGTTTTCTCCACATTGTTGGTCTTAAGAATGTAGTATCTGTTGATATACCAACTCCTGAATATGTTTGTGTTTCTAAAGTGTCAGCAGCTATCAATTCGTAAACAACTCTGTTATCTTGCTCAAATTCACCTTCATACTTTTGTAATCTTAATTCATCACCAGGTTTTATAGTTTCATCAACATCAATTTCATCAAAATCTGATTCAGATCCTGCATAGAAATATATTCTGAACTTACTATTACGTTTTGGTGCTTCCCTAAACGATATTCTTGTTCCACCACTAAATGTATAGTCTTTACCAGGAGTTTGTAATATATCATTTATGAATATTAAAAGGTTATTCTGTAAAATTATTCCAGATCCTTTTTGTGCAACTATACTATAATATTCTTTTGATGTTATTGTTCTTGTGATTAAGAATGATTTTCTAAATCCGTTAAATTGAGAACTAAAGTCATCTAACTCTAATAATTGACCAAAACACCATCCAGCAAATTTATCCTGATATTTATTTTTAACAGTTATATTAAATGCACTTGTACCTATACCAACTTGGAATGGTATTGTGGATAGTTGTAAATTATCTCCAATTTCGTAACCTATACCACGATTTGCCATATCAAATGATATTATACTACCACCAGTTCCAACAACAACGTCTATAGATGCACCAGATCCATTTCCACCAGTTAATGGAATGTTTTTGTAAGGACTAGGTGGTGCAACAGTTATAAAGTTTAATCCAGTAGATATTCCTGTGTTAGTGTATCCAGCACCTGCATTATTGATTGTAATTGAAGTAACAACACCAGCACTGACAAAAGCTGTAAATGCAGCACCAACTCCAATGGTTGAACTAATTGATACTAAAGGATTTGATAGATAACCAGCTCCTCCAGTGACTATACCTACAGATTGTATAGTTCCAGAGTTAGAAACTACAGCACTGAATATTGCTTTTCTTGGGAATTGATATCCACTTCCGATTCCAACATCAAATTCATTAATAATACCACCTCTTGGTAAATCTTTATTACCACTAGTTCCTGTAAAATCAATTGTTTGTCCAGTTCCAACTAAAGTATAGTCTGATAACGCTGAAGATCCAACAACTCCAAGGAAGGGTTTTTGGAAAATATTGTTAATTAAAACTGCACCAAAACTACTGGTAATACCAGTTGCGTTAACACCATTTGAGGTCAAATTAAATTTATCAGTTGAACCATCAAATCTGTCAGAAATATCATCTAATATTTTATTTGTAGTGTAACTTAATCTGTAATATGCCCTACCTGTAAATGAAGAGAAGGTAGATATTCCACTAGTTGGCCCATAAGGTGCTTCAGTAAAATATAATCTCCCTTCATCTATTCTATAATCTCCTTTCATAACAGTGACTGCAGCACCTACTGTATGTGCAGCTGCAACTGTCCCCATCTGTCCTCTTTCGACACTAAGTGAGTTAGTAGATCCAACACCAACTAAATTTACTTTTAATATTTCGCTCTCGATTCTTAAAAGTGACTTACCTTCTATATCAGACACATCATTTAAAAATATAGAGTTTGTTGATACACCAACCTGTGTTGATAATCCAACTGAAATGGCAGTTGTTATTCCTACAGGACTTTGAATTATATTATCAATACTAATTAATGTTCTAATGGTTGCATCCTTAGATGGAACTGATAATGTGTGATTGGTTCCTATTCCACTCACATTTACAAATGATACTGAAACTCCAGCATCTGCAAAACTTTTTGCAACTGCAACCTTAATTAAATCATTATCTTCTTTAATTGCAAAGACTGTAGATGGTAATAAATTAGTAACCCCAATACCTGGTACAGTTGTAACTGCTATTCCAATCGCAGATTGACCAGTTTGTGGTTTATAAATTAATTGTTCTCCAGTATTAAATTCATGTCTTGGTATAGAAACGGTATGTGTAGCGGTGCTAACTCCTGAAGATGGATTAAAACTTCTATGAAATAATGAATCACCATTAGTAAATAAATCAAAACTTGTAGTTCCAATAACTCCACCACCAGTAGAAGTTACAATTCCTGTAAATTGAGAACTAATATCATCTATCATCAAAACTTTATTTGTTATTGATTCATTGTAATCAGTTATTATTTTTGAATCAAACGTAACTAATTTAGATAAATTGGGATCAGTTGTATTTTCACTTACTAAGTCATAGTAGAATTTTTCATGAACAGAAGCTTCTGCATCAATATCAACATCAAATTCTAATAAAGCATCAGATTTTAATGTGTGTTTTGCTGCTGAGTGTACACCTAAATTACAGAAATTTTTAAATCCTGCAACGTGATCTAAACTATTAACAGAATCCTTCCAAGTTTCGTATGGAACTTCACCTTTAATGGAATATGCAAATCTTTGATAGTAATCATTGTCATGTAAATTCTGAATACTTGAATTTAATTTACCAGTTTCTTGTTTCCAACCATTTTCAATTGAAACTGCACTATCTACATTTAAATCAAAATTAAATTTAAAAGTTTTTTCAACTGTGGATTTATTATTACTTTGAGATCCTACAACTATATCATCATTTACAAATTCTCCAATAACATTAAATAATTTTAATGTCTCGGACTCGGAATCCCAACCTTTATTAGCAACTACTCCAGAAACACCTTTCCCTAAAACTTTAACAGTTTCATTATCAAAAAATGAAACTTTGTTAAATTCAGCGTTGAAAGTAGCTAAATGATCTTTTTTAATGACTCTTCCGAAATTATTATCAACCTGATATGTTCCTCCAGTTGAACCAACTCCACTTATAGAGTACTGTATTTTTTCTGCACCACCAGTAGTATCAACACCAACTACAGTAAAGTAATTATAATTATAATCACTTGAATTATATCCATCACCTGTAGGGGATCCATTAACATCATCAAGTATTTTTACATTTTCTACAAATACCTCATCACCTTTTTTAAATGGAAAATCATTTCCTTGATTGTAGAATCCACTAGCACTAGATCCTGTCTCTGGAATTGGTGATCTCAATTCTAATGTAACTAATCCTCCACTAGCAGTTTCTGCTCCTTTTACCACAACTCCATTCGAATTATTAATAGGAACAATTCTAATATCTTCACTTAAACCAGTGTCATTAGTTAATATATCCACACTACCCACAGAAGATCCTTTCAATTTTGATTGAGCAACTATTGTGGAGTTTCCAACGACAATCACATTAGGTGGGGTTGTGTATTCGATTCCACCTGTTGTTACACCTATTGATTTTAAAGTAAATACATTCTTTAAATCTAAAATTAAATTACTTTCAGCTTCAGGTTGTAAATCTTTACTTGGAGAAAATTCAATTCCTTGAATAATTGTTTGCGTTCCTTCTATTTTTCCAATTTCATCCGTTTCAATTGTTAAAACAGCATTACTACCTGTTGTTGTTCCTATTGAAGTTAAAATTGGTAATGATGATACCTCAAAACCTTTGTTTAAAATTTCTACAGAGTGTATTCCACCAAGTTCTGTTGTAGATTTAGTTGAATAAAATGCTGATGAGAAACCTGATGATGAATATGATGCGGTCTCAGCAACTCCTATTGGGTTAAATCTAAAAGTATTAGTACCTATACCAGTTACCTTATGATTAATATTAAATTTTGATTCTAATACTTCTATCTCAGAATGGTTAGGTACATTTTCATTTGCAAAATGTGATAATGTTTTTATATAATTTCCACTTTTACCCACTACTCTGTAATAAAAATTATCTGCTAATGAACTGCCAACAGAAACACTTATTTTAGTAGATACATTACCATCACCATTAACTCCGTTTCTAGTAATCAAATTAGTATTATACTTTGATATAAAATTAGAATCTTCGTAAAATTCAATATCATAATCAGTTAAACTTGAATCGGAAGTTGCAATTGAAACATTTCTTCCCTTATAAAAAATTAATTTTGGATTTATTTTAGCAATCTGATGATTTCCTCCTCCAGTTGTACCAATTCCAATATAATTGTATGGAAAAGTGGAGATATCATATGAATTATTAGCTAACCTTATAGTATTTAATGAGTCCTTTATAACATAATAAACTCCATCATTTACTAAAGGAGTTGCTGGTGTTGACGAATTATAAACCACAACATCACCAGTTTTAAAATCGTGATTATTGATTGTAATCTTAGATAAATTTGTTCCAGTTTGGATACCAGAGGATGCAAATAAAATGGGATTTACAACTAATTTTCTAATATTTTCATTGTATCTAAAATCAAAAGATTGGGGTTGATTTGATGTTATATCAAGTTTAAACTCATCACCAACAGATAGTCCATGTTGTTGACCTATAGTCGATGCAGTTGCAACAGTCACTGTACCATTCACTCTTGTTGCATCACCAGTAACATTATTAAGTAATAGTTCTAATTTAGCATTATCAGTTGAACCAGTTATAATTTGTTTGAAAAATACATTATTTGTGCTGAATCCAACTTTTTCTGTTGATAATCCAATAAAATCATCATTTATTTTTACACAGAATAATTTACTAAAAGAACTTAAGTTAAATGGACTGGATAAATTTAAATTTCTAGATCCAAGAATTGTAGATCCTAAAGAAACAAGAGATACCTCATCTCCACTTTTAAATTTGTGATTTGGTAAGAATATCGCTTTTGGTGGAATAGATTTTTTAATTGGAGTAACACCTACAAATCCTACTGTAACATTTGTAAAACTAGTTCCAATCCCAACTGATTTTGCAGCTTCAAAATATTGAACTTTTGGAAATTCTATATTTTTGTTTTCTAATTTTTTATCAATTTTATATGTAAACTCTGTTTCTGATCTAGTTACTACTGATCCAGAGTTATGAGCAGTTGGTGTTGTTGAATTGTGACCTCTAATTACTCTGTGTCTATTATTAACATCATCGTGACCAACTACTAAAAATTGTTCTGTTCCAATTAAAACTATATCATTGACTTTAAATTTTCTACTAATAGTAGAATCAGAAAAAGTTACAAATGTAGAAATTCCAACATTAGACATTGGTAATGAAGTAGATATTGATGAAGTGACAGTAGATACATCTATAATTCTAATTCCCTCTAAATTTTTGTACTTAGTTGATGATATGCCACTAATTTGCACCACATCTCCATTAAGTAGTGTGTGTGGAATAGTTGACAAACCAGTAACTTTATCACCAGATATAGAAAATTTTAAATTATTAACTATTGTATTAGTGGTTCCAACTGAAACTATTGGTTTTCCTAAAACCTCACTCACTCTAGATGATATTGTTGGATCACTAAAGTTTAATTTATCATTTACTTTGTAATTTGTTCCAGATTCATCAACAGTTACTTTTGTAATTTCTGCTGACTTAACTCCATTAACTTCAATTATAGGTTTGGAATCTAAAGTGTCTTGCAATAGTGGATATTTTCTATGCGTTTCATTTAATCCTAAGTGAGTTACATTTCTCTTATACTTTCCATCATTAATTATTGTATCAGATTGGTCATTCAAATAATTATAATTAAAATTATCAGTTTGATTACGATGTTTAAATGTAATATATGGAAAAGTTGGTTCAAAACTATCTTTATCTACAGTTGAAAAATATGCATATGTTCCGTTTGGATATTCTGGAGTTACTGTAAATTTTCCATTAAATTCATCTAAATCTCCACTTTCATCGTACAGATAATCATTAACAAAATATCCATTAGGATATATTGATTGTGCAGGTCGATAATTACTGTCATTTATTGGAGATATAGAATAACTAGATTCTGCAAAAGTAAATCCTGTTCCAACTGTACTGTTTGTAATCGCACCATAGATTGGGTTGCCATCATAAGCCCATCCAACTATTTTTGAATGACCAGTTGTATTATTAGTGTCATTTACTAATTCTCTGTATTTTGTTGGTGGGTAGAAAGAACAAATTTTGTTACCTTTTTGTGCTGATTCGGAATTTATTTGTAATAATTGATTATTATTTGTCAGTGATGTTTTATATCTTTCTATAGAGTTTATTTCCCATTTGTAAATCTTTGCTGAAATTAAAGCATCCTTTCCAACAGGAATAATTTTTATTAGTGTTTTGCTTGGATCATATCCAGATCCCTCTTCAACAACTTGAACATTAGTAATTTTACCATCAGATACTGTTGCTTTTAATTTAGCAAAGGATCCTGTTACTGTCCCCAATCCCACAACTTCAAGGTCTGGAGGTGTAGTATACTCGGATCCTTCATTTGAAATTACAACATTAACAATTTTTCCACCTACAATTATTGGATTTAAAATTGCATTTTTTCCGTTTAAGAAAGACAATCTTGGTTGTCTATCAAAATTAATTATATTTGTTACTCCATAACCAACTCCACCACTCTTCAAGAATATATCTTCAAGTTTACCCCTAACAATAGGGTCTGCAGATCCCTTATAATATTCTGGTATGGTTGATGTTAGTCCTATTGCCACATCACTACTAATATTAACTCTAACATCTGGATATTTGAACGTATGAGTTCCAACTCCTACACTATTCAAACTTTCATATATTTTTCTATCATAATTAGTGCTTATTATAGAAGACGATGTTCCAGCATCACTTAATTTGAATTTATTATCATCTACAATTGTAACTTTATAAACTTTAGATGTAGATAATCCAGAAATAACAGTTCCAGTACAAACATATTCTACATTATCACCATTTTTAAAATTATGATTTTTAGCATATATGTAATCATTAAATGTGTTTACACCAACAATAGTTTTAAATATATCTTTTCTATCTGTAGGAGGATATTGTTGAGAACTAATTTGTACCTTTCTATTTGAATAGGAAGATCCAGATTTAGTAACTACTATTCTATCAATTATATTTCTTACTCTCTTAGATCTAAATGTATGAGTTCCATTTCCATTCTGAATTAAGTATATTGTGTTAATTCCTGCAATAGCATCATTTTTGTTTATATTCAGTGCAAATGAAGTATTTGATCTTTTTGAAATAAAATATGAACTACCACTTAACAGTCTATTTGTGGAAAATCCGACATTAGTTGTACCAATACCAATCGGAGTTCCTGATGCAGTATATGTTACTTCTTCTCCATTTAAAAATTTATGTTCACCATTGAAAGTATCAGCTGCTAAACTTACATCAAAATCATTAAATGATATACTATGAGTAAATCCTCTCATTTTTGCTTCACAAAGTGCACCAGACCCATTTCCTCCAGATATTGTTACTGATGGTGTTTTTGAATAATCAAATCCTCTATTGGATACTATAATTTCTGATATGCCTCCAGAAAAATTACCATATCCATCACACCCACTTCCAGAAGTGTCTATAATTGATAAAGTTGGTGGATTTATAACATCATAATTTTCTCCAGAATTTAAAACCTCAATTTTATCTAACTGACCATAACTAATATAATCTTTTGAAATTGGAGATTGATATTCAATTCCATTTAAGGATACACCGACAGATTCAAATAGTTTTTGATTACCAGTTGATACCACTGGGTTTTTGTATATTCTTTTAAAGTTATCTTGATTTCTTAATTTTACTCTTTTATGTAAATCAGCAGGAGTTATTGTATGAATAACAGTTTGAAATAAAGAGGTATTTATTCCAATAAAACGAGGTTGTTCTAATGATTTATTAAATAAATTTGCTTGTGTTGAGGCTAATTTAATTGTATTAGAATCAATTACATTAACAAAGTAGTATCCAGTGTCAATACCAACTAATCCAGATCCAGAATTGGCATCTTTACCCAATTCTAGATAAATTTGTTCTCCATTTGTAAAGTCGTGTCCACCTACAGTGATGGTGTATGTATTAGTGCTAACTCCAACTGCTGAATTAAATGTTTTTGAACGGTTTGTAGTATCAGTTTCAAATGAGGGATAACCAGAGAAAGAGATATAAGTGTTACCATCACTATCTACAAAACTATTTTGGATATTACCCATCAAAGAAGTAATACCAAATCTACTATCAATGGAAGTTACTATTTTTCTTATCACATAATCACCAACAATTCCTGGAGCACTTGTAACTTCTATACTAAACTTATCTGGTTCATTTGCATCTTTAACTTCTACATTTGCAGCTTTTACCTCACCACTTGATTTTAATATAACATCAATTCTATCACCTTTCTTTAAAAAATGATTGACTCTAGTTGTAAAGGATTCAGTTCCATTATGATTAAGGACATCAACATAAGATAAATTATTATAAAACCAAGTATTAAATTTTACATTATTAATATCCGTTTTTTTACCTAGATGCTTGACTCTTATCTTATCATCAATATCAAAATACTTAGTATTGGTAACATCTGATACTCCAGATATCGATCCAGTCACTCTCATTGTGCAGATCTTTGTTAAATCGTTATTTTCATATCCATAAATGAAATTGGTGTCAATAATTGGATCCGATTCAACAAATGTAGTTGTAATGCCAGTGCATCCAAAAAACTGATTGTTTGACTTTGAAGTATAAGATGCTAATGTGTATCTATTGTCTGCATTTAAGTAATAAAAGTTACCTGCTTTGCTAAATCCAATTGTAGAATCAACAGTTGTAACTTCTGTGGTAGATGCTGTACCAACTACTTTTGTTTTTGTAGAGACTTTAAATTTATTTGTTATTGTTCCTTTTGAAAAAGAAATTTTATGATATTTTTTATTTTTTAAATATATTTCCTGAACATTTGCTACAGCTCCACTTGCGGTTGGACTTGTAAATGAATCTTGATATACTTTAAGTCCGATTAAGTTTATAGGATTACCACTTAGACTCTCTACAACAATATCATCAGTTACATCCCACTCTGCATCTGAAGGTAAAAGAGTTTGATTGAATGGTTTAATTACATCAACCTGTTCTCCATATAAAACTTGAAATAAAATCTGTAAAGATGTATCAGTTCCTTTTGAACTATAAAAATCTCTTGCCCTTGATAAAATATTTTCTACATTTAATCCATATTGAAAACTTTTACCTTCTAAACCAGGTAAAAAGTGTTTTTTAAATTTTTTATAGAACTGTGTTACAAAAAGAAAACTTAAATTGACAACTAGTGAACCAGCATTGTGTGAAGAGGCATTTGTATCACTAAAAGTGAAAAATTCGGGAGCTCCAGCTGTTTCAAGAGAAGATACTCCACTAAATCCACGAACACAACCAGTAAATGTAAAACTCTCTCTTGTAAATGTAAATGAACCTTCTACAGGATCAGCAACTGTTATATCCGAAGTTGAAGTTGCAGCGATTGGTCTATCAACAGTTATTGTATTATCACCAATAGCAGAAACTCTTGTGTTAGGTATAACGATAATTTTATCTACTGTATTTCCAATAGCACTACCTGCACCTACCGTAATTACAGGTGAAGATAAACTTACAATATCATTAACCCTGATATTAGTGGTTGTGATACCACTTATGATCATGTCATACTTAGCATCAATAGTACCACTATTAGTTCCAATGTTTGTTAAGTTTCTTCTTTTTCCTGTATAAGTAATAATCTCATTGTCAATTTTCAAAAGACCATATGTATCTGGAAATCCTTCATCCCTATTTACAGTTATTTCGTCATCATATGCGTATATTAAAGATGCTAAAACAACAGGAGATTCTGGATTTGTACTATTTGGTGCAGGTACTGTTTGTTTTTCAACTAAAGAGATGTCTGCTACAGTTGAAATTTTCTTTAATGATGATATATGATCACTTAAATAAGTTGATCCGTACTCACGCTCCTCAGATTCGTAGTATTGATTTAAAAATTCTATAAAAAGTGGATTATCTGCCTGTATAAAATCTGGTATTTGGCTACCAAGAATATTCGAGATTTTAACTTTTTTATCTGACATCTGTTATCTTGTATATTTTTTGTTGCTAATAAAACTAGATGGTGGTGTATAGTTTGTTCCAGAAATATTGGAACCAGAAACAAGAACATCCTCTAATAAATTGAGTTTACTATTTCCTTTAGTATCTAGGACGATATAAATGTTCTCTTTTGCTACAATATCATTAGATTCTGGGATAACTTCAATTTCAATTTTACCATCTATAGATGTGGATGATATATTGATTGGAAATAAATTTATTTCTCCTCGTTTATAGTCTACAGTTCCTGCATTGTTGTTAATATAAGTAATTGAACCCCCATCAATCGTAAAAAACTTGATAGTTCCTGTAAGTTGGTCATTTTCTGGAAAATCAGTTAAATATACATTCCCATCAACTCCTTCAATCTTAAATGCAGATGAACGAATATTAAAACCTTCCAAATCAGCATGAAAAATATTTCCGTAACAAATTTCATATGTTGCAATTTGATTATAAGAGGGTTTTAAATCTCTTCTCATTATCAAAGTGGTAATATTTGATGTTATACCACTATCTACTTGATCAATTTGTGAAATTAACTTACTATACTTCAATCTTCCACCAAAAGAGTTAATATCTGATGATTTTGCATAATTTTCAATTGCAGATGTAATTCTAGATTGTAAATTTAACTTATCCGAGACAAATCCTGTATCAAATGATACTGTTGAGTCAAATTCAACATACAAATACTTCAAATCTAAAAATTCTTGCTTGATACCAGCTACTGTATACTTCTTTAAATCATTTTTTATTGAATCTTTGACAACATCAGATAAAATTTCTCCATTTTTAGGTTTAACTGTGATGTAAACCTTTCCAAATTCAGGTGGATCAAGTTCCTCACCACCATAAGCACTAACTGAGTCAATATTTGGATATAAAAAGGGTATTAGACTCTTATAATCATTTGGTGTAACTGCTCTATACTGCGATGCATAGACCCTTGGAGCAAGGTATTTGATGTTATCCACAGATTCTATCGAATCTCCATTTTCAGACCTCTGTGTGGTCGTTATAAGCGATATGCCACTAGTAATATCTTTGTCAGTACCACTTGAAATGTATGTTAGTCGTCCAGAAAAGTTAAAATTAGCAGCGTTATTACCATCTCCCCCATTTGTAACAATATAACTGACTTTTATTAGAGCTCCATTTGCTGGTTTTCTACCTAAAACGTTGTCACCAAACATAATTTGATATCTTTCATCATCAATTTCTTGAAAAAGGAACAATCTTGACTCGGCATTCACATCAAAAATGTTTGTATAGGCATTATATACTTGAGTTGACCCCTTTTCTTCAACTTCAACACGAATTGAAGAGGTGTCGATGTTTGCATTTGGTAAAATATACCTTCGATTAGTCTGTGAATCGTCTACTCTAAACGTTTTTGTTAGATAACTGCCTTCATAGATTGAAATATTACTAAAACTTGCTATTCCTCGACTATCTGGAGTTACTGTAATATCATCGGGAATTGAAAATATGTAATTTCCACCCTGAACAGACCCTAAAGCAACTAAACCTTTATTTAATTTAACAGCATTTGCTCCAGTTGGTGCATTTACCGTAAAATTTATTGTTGCAACAGCAGATTTTTTAGATCTTGGTACGTATCCAATATTTCTTGCTAAAGATACGACATTTTCACGCAAAGTTGCACTATCAATGAATGATTCATTGACTGACATGTTCGTATTATATGAGGTAATGTAAGAATTATATGCTAAAGTATCAATTAAAATTGAAAAGTTTGACCCCTCAAAGTCAAAATCGGAAAAATTTGAGTTTGACCTCAAGTAATTTTTGATTTGAGCCCTTAAAGTATTAAAATCTAGGTTAGTAAACTGTGAAAATGACATTATATCCTAGTCGGTTGAAGTAAAAATTCGATATTTTGTGTTGGAAAAGGTAAT